AACTGAAGGCCATCCAGGCTTCGGCGACCGAAGCCAAATCCAAGATGCACGAGCTCTTTGCCGCCGGCGGCGAGGACGCCGAGCGCGAGGCCGGCCTGCAGGCGCTCAAGGACGCGATGACCGTCGGCAAATCGCAGGTTCCGCAGATGGACCTCGCCGGCGCCGGCGCGAAGGCGGCGAGCCAGGCGCTCGAGGCGACCCTGACCACACTCAACGAGGAGGTCACGGCCTACGAGAAGGCGGCCAAGGAAAAGGAAAAGTCGCTCGACGACGCGCTGAAATACCACAACGTCACCATGTCGCAGTGGCTCGCCGCGTCGAGGGACGCGCTGGCGCAGGAATACGCCGACGTCAAGGCGACCTACGACAAGGAGCTCGCGCAGGCGGGCCTCACCGCCAACAAGATCGCCGAGATCAAGAAGCAAGAGGCCGACAAGCTGCGCGCGATCGACGAGCAATGGGTCGCCGATCAGCGCAAGGCGCTCGACCAGGTGCAGCAGGAGTGGCAGAACGCCTTCAACACGATCAACGGCGCGATCGATTCCCAGATCAACGGCCTGCTGCGCGGCACGACCAGCTGGGCGCAGGCGGTCAAGAACGTCCTGGCGACGTTGACCGAGGACGTGATCAAATTCTTCGTCAACTGGGGCCTCCAGCAGGCCGAGACGGTCGTCAAGAATATCGCGATGGGTCAAACGGTCGTGACGGCGCATGTCGCCGGCGACGCGCAAATGGCGGCGGCCGATCAGGCGGCCGGCGCGGCCGGCGGCCTCGCGTGGCTCGGCAACATCCTCAAGGCGATCCAGGCCGACGCGGCGGCGGTGTTCGGCGGCGTGTTCGGCTTCCTCGCGCCGGTCATGGGTCCGGCGGCGGCGGGGCCGGCGGCGGCTGCGTCGGCGTCGGTCCTGGCGGCGCCGGGCCTCTCGCTCTACGACTCCGGCGCCTGGGAGGTGCCGCACGACATGATCGCCGGCATCCACGCCGGCGAAATGATCGTGCCGCAGCGCGGCGGCCTCGCCGACGAATTCCGCGCGTTCGCCGCGGGCGGCGGCTTCAGGGGCGGCGCCGGCGTCACCGTCGCGCCGACGTCTCACGTCCACATCCACTCGATGGATAGCCAGACGGTTGCTTCGACATTGAGGGGCAACGGCGGGGCGCTGCTCAAGTCGATCGAGCGCGCGGTGCGCGACGGCGCGCATCACGGGCTGCGGCTGGCGACGCGATGACGACGCCGCCGTCATTCCCGACCCTGCCCGGCGTCGGCTGGCCCGTCAAGAAGACGCCGAAGTTCAACACGCTGGTCGCCGAGCACGCCTCCGGCCGGATGGCGACTGCGGCGCTCTACGCCAATCCGGTCTGGGAATTCGAGTTGACGATCCCCGCCTTGGCCGGCGATGCGTCGCATCCGGGCCTCGGGACGGCGACGATGCAGGCGCTCGCCAACCTGTTCCTCGTCTGTCAGGGCCGCTACGGCACGTTCCTCTACGCCGACCCGTCCGACGGCGCGGCGTCGGCGCAAGGCGTGTGGAACGTCAACGGCGGCCTCGCCGGCGACGGTTCGACGACGGTCTTCACATTGTCGCGCGCGCTGGTCTCGGGCGGCTTCCTCGAGCCGGTCGGCTGGGTGACGGCGATCTCGCAAGTGACGGTCGCCGGATCGCCGACCTCGGCCTATTCGCTGACGACGCCGAACACGCTGACCTTCACGAGCGCGCCGGCGAGCGGCGCGGCGATCGCCTGGAGCGGGACTTACGCCTTCCAGTGCCGTTTCGACGAGGATTCGCTGGAGCTTTCCGAATTCATGCAGAACCTGTGGGAGGCGCAGGCCGTCAAGTTCCGCTCGGTGAGGGCGTTCTGACATGCGCGCGGCCTCGACGACGCTGATCGCCTTCCTCAACGCGGCGCGCGTCAACCCGGACATGCCGATCGCCTTCGCCGACTGCTTCACCTTCACGCTGCTGTCGGGCGCCGCGATCTATCTGACCAACGTCGATTATCCGATCGTCTACAACGGCAACACGTTCTCCTGCGCCGGACCGCAGGTGCAGGGGATGAAATATTCGACCAAGGTCGGGCTCGAGGTCGATCGCCAGCAGATCGCCGTCGCGGCGCGGCCGAGCGATCTCGTTTCCGGCGCGGCGTTTCTGACCATGATCGCCGACGGCGCGCTCGACGGCGCGAGCGTCGAGCGCGATCGCGTCTTCATGAGCGCGCCGGGCGGCGCGGTGGTCGGCGGCGTGACCCTGTTCAAGGGCCGGGTCTCGACGGTCGATCAGGTCGACCGCCTGCGCGCGCAGCTCACCATCGCCTCGGATCTGGTCATCCTCGACCAGGACATGCCGCGCAACCTCTATTCGCCGACCTGCGTCCATGCGCTTTACGATTCGGGCTGCGCGCTGTCGGCCGCCTCCTTCGCCACCTCATCGACCGCCGGCGCGGGCTCGACGGCGCAGACGATCCTCACCTCGGCCGCGCTCGCCGCGCATGCGCAGGGGCGCATCACCTTCACCTCCGGCGCCAACGCCGGCGTCTCGGCCACCGTCAAGAGCGCGGTCGCCGGGACGTCGCTGACGCTGCTCTATCCGCTGCCCGAGCCGGTGGCCACCGGCGACGCTTTCACCGTCTATGACGGCTGCGACCACACGCAGGCGACCTGTAACGCGCGGTTTTCCAACCTCGCCAACTTCCGCGCGTTCCCCTACGTGCCCCCGCCGCAGTTGGCATACGGTATTACTTTCGTTGCGATTCCGTTTGTTCTATGGTTGCTCGAATGTCTGAGTCGTTTGCCTGGTTCATCTATCTGATCCGCTTTGAAGACGGCTCCGGGTACGTGGGCGCGACAAGGGATGTGGAGCGACGCATGCGAGAGCATGCGAGAAGACTCGGATATCGGCCGGTCCCGACGATTTTGGAAACAGGCCACTCGATCGAATGGCGCAGCGCCGAGCACGCTTGGATTGAGCGGATGCGCGGCGAGGGGCTGGCGCTCACCAACAAGACGGTCGGGCGCAATGGCGCGCAGACGCATGGCGATGCTGCGAGAGCGAAGATATCTGCCGCAGCCCGCATAGCGCCGAGGACTGCGGACCAATACGAGAAGATCGCGGCCGCGCAGCGCGGCCGCAAAAAAAGATGGAGCGCCGCGGGTGCGGAAAAGGTGCGGGGTGCGGGCTTTGCTCCTGGCCATAGGACATGGGAAGCGCTCTCCGATGAGCAGAAGGAAGATCATCGCGAGAGATCGCGGGCGCAATGGCGAGCAATTCCCTCCGCCGAGCGATCCGCGAAGGCGCGCGAGCGAACCAAGAAGGCATGGGAATGTCGCGGGCCGGATCAACGGAAGACGGTTCGCCGCGCCATATCCGAAGGAATATTGCGAGCCATCTCTCCCGATGAGCGTTCGCGAAAGGCCAGCCGCGCCGCGAAGGCGTTGTTTGCCGACGGCGCGGAGGCTTCCGCAAATGTCTCGCGATCGATGCGTGGCTGGTGGGCAAACATGACGCCCGAATTCCGCAAAGAGTACTTGGCTCGCAGGACGGCGGCGCTCGTCGCCGCAAAGAAGGCGAAGTCCATCCAACCGCCGCAGTTGGCCTATTGAGGATAGACGATGGCTGAAACCCTGATCGGCGAACTCGGATGCAAGAATTGCCGCCATGCGTGGCGCGAGCCGGCCGGCCAATTGATCTGCCGCGCCCATCCGCCGGTCGCCTTCGCGTTCCCGGCGCCGGGCGGCATGGGGATCGGCGCGGCGTTCCCGCCGGTGCAGCCCGACCAGAAATGCGGCGAGCATGAGCGCGGCGTCGTCCTCGGCGGCTGAGGCGCGCGGCGCCGTCGTCGCCGCGGCGCGCTCCTGGGCCGGCACGCCCTATCATCACATGGCCGACATCAAGGGCGTGGGCTGCGACTGCGCGATGCTGCTGGTGCGCGTGTTCTGCGATCTCGGGCTCGTCGAGCCGTTCGATCCGCGCCCTTACGTGCGCGACTGGCATCTGCACCGCGGCGAGGAGCGCTACTTGAGCTTCCTGCTGGCGCGCGCGCATGAAGTCGCGGCGCCGCTGCCCGGCGACGTGGTTCTGTTCCGCTACGGCCGCTGTTTCAGCCATGGCGGCATCGTCACGCGCGCCGATCCGCTGACCATCGTCCACGCCTTCGCGCCGGCGCGCATCGTGCTCGAGGAGGAAATCGCCCGCAACGCCGAGGTCGCCGCGCGCCTGCCCGACGCCAAATTCGCCAGCTACTTCGCCGCGAACGCGCAGCGTTCGTCGGCCGGAGGCGCGGCGGCGGACGGCCAAAAGGTCGCCGCGGCGGACGGCCAAGAGGTCGCCGCGGCATGAGCTGGATGCGGGCGAAATCGAGCGTCAAGCCGGACTACACCGGCCTGCAATTGCAGACCTCGACCTCGACGCTGCCGATTGCGCTGGTCTATGGCCAGACCAAGATCGCCGGCAACGTGATCTGGTACGCGAATTTCCAGACGCACGGCGAGAAGAGCGGCGGCGGCAAGGGCGCGATGTTTTCCTCGCCGGCCACGTCCTATTACTACACCGCCGACCTGATTATCGCGCTGTGCGAGGGGCCGATTTCGGCGATCGGCGAAATCTGGCGCGACCAATCGACCTATACGCTCGCCGGCCTCGGCCTGACCCTGTTCGACGGGACGGTCCCGCAAAGCGCCTGGGGCTATCTCGCCTCGGCCTATCCCAAGCAGGCGCTCGCCTACCAGGGCACCGCCTATGTCTGCGCGGCGAGCTACAACCTCGGCTCGTCGGCGAGCGTCGGCAATCACAATTTCGAGGCGATCGCGCTGCTGGCGGG